CAGAGGTTACGGCATCTACGAATGTCTCGTACCTTTTAAAATCAATAGTCATTAGAATTTCAACGTTGCGAACTTGTCTTTAATCTTTTTAGATTCATCATTATTATACTCCTCATCCTGTCCACTGTCAACTATATCATCCTGAGCACTCTGGTCACAATCAAATAGTTTCATTTTTGAACGATCAATACCAATAACAAATCTCTTATTCATATTGATATCATTGTATCTATTCTTCAACTGTTTGACCATGATTTGATTTACTTCCTCTAATTCCTCCGTAGAAATAAGAGCAAACATAAGGTCGGCAGTAGCGGGAAGACCGAATGACTCAGAGGTATCTGTAAGATCAACGTCACTGTTACTATACCCACTACGAGTGGTTTGAGTTGCGGATACGATGGGAACATCTGTTTCGACTGCAAGGCCTCTAAGTTCTTCAGCGATTGCTTTGATGTAGGAGTATGAGTTGACATTAGAACCAGCCCTATAACGTGATGATGCACATATATTTAAGTAATCAATGAAGATAATGTCAGGTTTGAAAGACTTTTTAAGTGCAAGTTCATTCAACAAACCTTTGAAATGTCCTGAGTGTGCAGCAGCGGTAGGATACTCTTTGATGATAAGATTACCTTGAGTCTTTTCTGACAATTTAGTAACCTTAGTTTCAAACATCTGACGAGGAATCTCTGTCAACTGTTGTACAGGTATGTTTAAAAGATTAGCATCAATTCTTTCAGCAATCTTCTCCTCAGCCATCTCAAGCGTGATGTATAATACGTTCTTGCCTTGGAGTAACACACTGCTTGCGACATGACACATAAACAAAGACTTACCAACACCAGTGCCAGCGAGAGCAATATTGAGTGTTTTATTTGGAAGGCCACCCTTTGTAATCTTGTTGAAAAATTCGAGGTCAAACTCGATTCTATCTTCCTTCTTGTGGTAGAAGTCAAATCTCTCCTCATAATCTTCTAGGTAATCGTGTCCAACATGGTTATCAAACCCAACAGCAAGTGCATCTGATAGGATAGCAGGGATAGCATCAACACCTTTCTTGATGTCATGACCATCTGCAATAGAGATACTCTCGACCAGTGCAAGATAGATTGCTCTTTCTTTACACCACTTCTCTGTAGTATCTATCAACCAATCATCTACTGCATCTTCTTTACTTGTCTGATTCAGGCAATCTAAAATTTCTTTGTAGGTATCATCATTGATATCTTTTCTCTTCTCACATTCAATGGAGAGGATCTCTACAGTAGGGCACTTGTCATAGTCTACAATGAACCTTGCACACTCTTCAAATATAATCTTGTCTGTTGTCTTATCAAAGTAATCAGGTTTCAGAAAAGGCAATACCTTTCTAGTATAATCCTCATTAAATATGAGATTCTTGATGATCGTATTTTCAATAGTTTCAATCATTGATAATGAAGATATGTACTCATGATGTACTTTGGTGATCCGCCCTTGACAGGATATCCTCTGTGTGGATATTGCCATGTGGGTGGGAATACTAACACTTTACCAGTTTCAGGCGAAACTGTCAATTCATTGTAAGGAAAATCAGTCTCTCCTCCTACAAAATCGTCATTAAGATAAAAGAGAAAAGCAAGATATCTCTTTGCACTCATATGATCTTGAACATCAGTATGTAATCCAAACTGGTCATCGCCTGGATCATACTTTTTGATTCTAAATTCTTCAAAGAAAAATCTATCAGGAAACCACTCCACATATTCTGGTAGATCTTTCTTATATTGTTTTATTACATCTACAGTTTTATAACACAATAGTTGTACAAACTTATCAAACTTACCAGCCGTGTTTAAATTTACCTGAGTAAAATCAGGCACTCCACCATTCTCTACTCTCTGTTTTTTCTCACAGTTTTCGTATATTTCTATGATAGATTTGCATAATGATTCATCAAAAACCTCATAGGTCTTGATGAATTTATCCATAGCTGAACGTCTCCCCTGCAATCTCCTCCAACTTTGCCATAACTTCGTCAGTAAAATATTCTTCGGGGGAAGCCAGTATTTTCTTTGCGTAGACTTTCTTGCCGTCGATTTCGTATCTTCCAGCAACATTTTTCCAGAGTCCGCCAAGTTCTCCTAGTTCGAGTAGTCCATAATATCTATCCAAACCACGTTCATCATAGTATAACCTTATGGATACTTCCTTGTTTTCTTTACTCAGACGCGACTTGTGTGTCTTAGCTTTAATAATATTTCCAACGACTTCCGTTCCTTCCTTTTCCTTAGCTTTTCTGAGATAAATGATTGTGCTTGCCGCATACTTGAGGCCGCTGCCTCCGCCCATCTCTTTGGTGGGAACGTATGATCCGATAACATCATAGGTATGATTGGTAACGATTAGTGGAATGTTTGCTTGACCAAGTTTAAGAGTCAACATTCTAAATGCACCTTTGACAAGTTGAGATTTAGTCATATCTCTTACTTGTTTATCATCTAACGCATCACGAATCTCTTTCTCAGTAGAAAGCATGCCTAGAGAATCCAATACAAACATACATGGTTTGCGATTCTCTTCATCTGTCTTAAGGTATATATCTACTGCTTTGAGTGCCTTTGATCTAAACTCTTCAATCGTTACCACATTGACAACAACGAGCCTTTGGAGATCAATTCCTCTAGACTCAAGTAGTCCCCTATTGACAGCAGCTTCAGTGTCAAAATATAAACAATACCCATCAGGGTTATTGTCAAGGAAATTTTTAACGACAGCGAGGCTGAAAAAAGTTTTTCCAGTAGAGCTTTCCCCAGCAATAGCAGTAATCTTGTTCCTAGATACACCACCAAATATACTACCTGATACGAGTCCGTTAAAAATGTACGAACCTGTGTCAATAAATTCTTCAGTCGATTCTGCCTCGGAGGCAAGTTGGGTGTACTCATCTCCAATCTCTTTTACAATTTCTTTTAAAAAATCCATAATGATTTACTTCTGTTATAATTCTACCACAGACCACAATAAATTACCAGCGATTGATATTCTTGGTTCATCTGTGTTATAAAATGGATACACTTGATGATGTAGATTAGATGGGAATAACATCATAGCACCTTCCATTTCTGGACTCATGAAGATAGGAAACTCAATAGTGTTTCCTAGAACATCAGTATAGGTAAACTGAAAGTCTGATGCGGCTTTTGAATGAAATGGCAGATTGTGTTGTTCCACATAATCTGTTGGGATCTTCATCCAGATCACAAATGATGTGATGCCTGTATGACCGTGTTCGGGATTGAACTCAGTTTGATATTGATAGTTTACCCACCAATTTAATCTGAACTCTGTTGTAAGTTTGTGATCCAACTTTGGGTCAATATCTATGGGAGGAAAGTAATGCTTTGGGTCTTCATCTATCAACCTTTGTGTTAGAGGACCTACAACTTGATCTCTGAATTTGTTATCAGGGTCTTTCAATCCCAAACTGCCAGTTATATTACCAGCAAGTCTGTAACTGTAATCGTTACTATTATTGACATTATCTTTCTCCGCCTGTTTTACAACAGACCAAAGATAAGACATCCAATCTTCACTAAGTTTAGTTTTATATATCGGAAGGTTAGGTAATTGAAACGCTTCCCATGATACTTCACTTGTCATGTTTGTTTGGATAAAACACTTGAACGAATGATTCACACTTAGGGCATGAAAGATTAGTCACTATAGAATACTCATCTTCACAATGGTAATCTTCAGCGTCAAAGTCTGAACCCCATATTAGTTCAGTATTGCAATGCCAACAATTCATTTCTTAAAGACTCCAAATTTAGCAAGAAGATATACTGACAATATTGTCCAGAATACAACTTCTAATCCTATGTTGTTCATTAGATCCCCACTATTTTTCTTTGTCTTTCAAAGTAGTTATGGAGCAACCATGAACTACTATTTTTCTTATCCGTTCCACCCACACCGAACTCCATTTCTACTCTAGGATCATCACCAAACTTATCCATCTCTGGTGTATTACCTTTACCACGGTCACCTCCATTGGCAAAGACAACAGTTTGTGCGATCTCTAAACATCTTTCGATTGCATGACAGGCGGAACCATGTTCATCATCCTCTACTGTAATCACGGCATCAACTACATCCAAGTGACGAATGATCTCTGCACGTTCTTTCCATGACATGAAGTATTGTCCTTTCTTCTTAGTCAACCATTCTTCCGTGTTCAACCCCACTACTAGGTAATTTGTAAGATCTTTTGCTTGCTCGAAGTAAGCAATGTGGCCACTATGAAGAGGATCAAAACCGCCTGTGACTAGAGTAAGTATTCTCTTCTTAGTCATCAAACTCTCCTTTTCTAGCTAAGTATACTTTAACATTATTATACTGCTTTTGTATACTTTGTGCAAACCAATTTGCTGGATCTCTTGATTCAAAAACTTTCATCTGTCTATCAGAAAATAGTCCATTATCAGACCAGCATACTATGTATTTTGTCATGCGAAGAATGATTCAAGTGTGTTCTTGCGTTCGGTCTCCCAACCAATGCAATCAAGGATAACCTTTACAGGTTCCATAAACGACTTATTGAACTGTAGTTCATAGTCAATATGTTTATCTAGGTCAAGTTCCGTAGGGAAATCTTGAATGAAAGATATAACATTTTCGTGCATCCAATTAGGTGTCTTTAGGTAGCAGAATTTAATCTTCTCACCGTTTTGAATAGCAGCATATTTATTGGTCAACTCTTTCTTCTTTGTGTAGTGATTATATAAGATTGCACCACGAACATGAATAGGACATCCCTTATGATACATGTCTGTGGATGACTTCCATTTCTCCACATTAGATAAACTACGAGGAAATGCAACTTCCTCTGGCGATAATGATTTGAACTCCTCCCTACACTGTTCAATATAATCAATCACTTCATCTTCTGTACCTGACATCAAAAGTTTAAAGGCATCTTTCAAGAACTTACGACATGGTGCAGGGGTAGAAGTTTTGATTGCTTCAATACCCATGATCTTAAGTTTTGCCTGTTCATATCTTACACCCTCACTATCCCATACGTTAAGAATATATCTTTTCTTTGCAGTCCAAATACCACGATCAGCGATATTCTCCCGCTTCATGATCATCTTTTGATCGTAGGCGTTGACGTACTCTGCCAATTCTTCGTAAGAACTTTCAATATAAGGCTCAAGTTGTTTTTCACACACCTTGTTAAGGAACGACACAATGCTTTCAGTAGCCGCCTCTCTCCCTTCGTATACACGGTCAACCAAAGGACCCATGTGCAAGTAAATAGAATCAGTATCACTAGCAATAACATAATCGATATCTTTTGTTTTTAAAATAGTATTCATCTTCTGGTTTATTTTATTCTCAATCCATCGGATTGATACCTGTCCAGATAAGGTGATGGCCTCCGCGTTCGCAAGTTTGTAATAGCG